TTCTCTAAAGCTTCCACAATAGGATTAATGTACGGTGGTTTTTCAGGCATATACACACCCTCAAACCAAGTTTGGATAATGGCGTGGATTGCAGTACCTCGTTCTGCCGCTTCTCGACCCTGCGCTTTGCTATCCTGCATCACCCTAGCCAGCCAATCAGCTTCAGGTTCGTCAGGCAGTCTAGGCAATGTTAAGGCGGCTAAGAGGACTTGCTGTTGCTTCCATGTATCAAGCCCTGCTTTCGATAGCATTCCGTTAATTGTTGTAACACTTGGCAGAAGTCCGAGCTTCCGTGCGTCACGGAGCGTTGTTGCCCGTTCCCCAGTTTTGCCGAGGGTTGTGTAGGCAGGACTACCATCTTTCTTGTACCAATGACCTGCTTCACTTAGTTTCTCCTTAACAATCATGTTAGTCCTTAGAATGGAATATCGCTTAAATCATCGTCTTGAATTTTGGGCGCATTCTTTTCACGCTCCTGCTGACCCCGCCACTCGCTACTCTCCGCTATCTTTTCCTTGTAATACTTAGGTAGCGCATCGTATTCTTCCTGCTTATAACTTTGTAGCCAAAAGATTTTGGTGGGGTTAACACCTTCAGGCTGGGCGTTACGCAATGCGCTAGGCACAGGGCTGATACCTGAAATATTAGCGTATTTGCCATCCTCAGAGTGCGTAATATTGACCATGCAGAACTTACCTAATAAGTTCTTGAGGTCAAAGTTCTTACGATCCTCGGTGGTCATTTTTTTATTTGACCATGCCTCTAAGTCTTGGCGTAATCGGGCCTGATCCCCAAGGCTGACCGTATACCGCTTAGATACGATTAACGGCTTGCCATCGTCTGTTTGCAAGGGTTTGCCATCGTTATCATCTCCGTGTAGTTCCCAAGTTAATACAACCTTGTGCATAATCTTGGTTTCTCCAGCCCACTCGGTAGCTTGATGACCTAGGTCAATCACGGAATATAAGCGAGCCATATGAAGGCCAGCGGGTGCGATTTTAAAATCTCGTTGCGTATCTGAAATAATCATTTTAAGTTCCTAGCTAAAGTGTTATTGGTGTCTACCAACATATTCCAAAGCATCTGACCCGCATTAGACATACGGTTTACAGGCGCAAAGCCACAGCCATAGCGCAGTAAGTCAATTTGTTCTTTGGATAGATCAGAGCCACCTTCTAGTACATCAAAGATTTTTTCTAGCTGACCCTGTAATTGAAGTAAGTCATTTGTTTGCGATTCTATTTCACTCATAAGAGTTCTCCTGTTATCACGGCACATACCGTAACACAATTTTAAGCCAGCTTAATTTATAAAGCAACAACTATTTGTAAATATGTTGGTAAAATGTTAAGATAAATTAATGAACGCAACAGCCCTTATTAAACTTCTCGGTGGCCCTACTCGCATCTCAAAGCTAGTAGGCGTAAGCGTTCCTGCGGTATCGATGTGGCAAAAAAGCGAGATACCAATTGATAAAATGGTCATTTTGGCTGCGACTTTAGAAAAAGAAAGTCATGGGTTAATCACCCGAAAAACCCTATTTCCAAACAGCTATAAATTAATTTGGCCTGAATTGGAATAATGGTGCATAATTAACGCCAAGCGGATTGAACCCTGCGAGTTAATAACATCACCTAGACCCTAAAAGGGTAGTTTTTGAGCATTTAGGAAAAGCTGGTGATGTCTTTTCTTAAATGGGTTCAACTTAGAAACTACTCTTTTGGGGTTTTTTTATTTCTGCTTCGTACTCCAAACGATATTAAGCACTTAAATGGGTGGCGTGGAATAGAACATGGGCTGGTTTACACCTGACAGCAAGCCCCGTAGACTTGAGTGGGTACTACACAAGTTACAAGGACAATGGTGATAGACAACCTTGTATCGATAGAACACTACCTTAGGGAGCATTAGTTCAGGATCAACTTCCTGAATGGATGGGGTGCTATCACCTTTGGGGAACTTATGACTAAAAAACAACATATCAGGGTTTTCCTTATAAAATAATCCTTGCTATTGTTAAGATAACTTAACTATAATTGTCTTACTCAATACCGAGTGAGATAGAAAAGGAGAAGCAAAATGAAATTAGTCGAAATTTACAAACAAGAAGAACGCTATAACCCACGCATCAAAGCTACTGTTGGCGGTGCTTGGATTGGCGTATTAGCCAATGGCGATGAGTTCCCCATTTGTGCAGATTACCAAGCCAAAAGTGCAGAACACGCTCGTTTGATCTATGAAGAAGATCAACGCCAATCAGACCGTTTTGATTACACAAACAAATACGACAGATAATTAACCAGCCCCTATGGGGGCTACCTTTAAAGGTGAGATAGAAATGAACTTAAACTCGATAGCTACAAACATGACTGAATTGTCATTTCAAGATGGAACTAAAGTGCTGTTTTCTTACAAAACACCAGTAGCGGCAATTGTTAATGGAACTTATGTAAGAACTTCAAAAAAATGGTCACGGACTACTTCTAAACATATAAACAAATGGTTAGATGGCATTAACGCTGAAGAAGCAGAACAGCAATTTTTTGATACATTAATTCACGCTTATAAGGCATGGGCTTAACATGAAAAATAAAAAACCAAAACCGCTAACCAAAGTTCAGCAATTAGAACGCCAAGTTAGCATTTTAGAATCAGCCGTTTATCAGGCCTACAACGATTATGAAGAAATATTCGCCCTAATTAGGGTATTTCGTAGCTACGCAAAAAGCGATGATTACAGCAAATATTTAGCAAATGACTACTTAATGGCTATAACCACCAACCTTATTGCCAATCAAACTAACATGATGGATTGCGCTGGTTTGGAGTATTGATGGTTGAAACCATAATGACCGTGTTTGCAATAGGAACTTTTATCCTGTTTGCCACGGTCATGATAATTGCCGCATTTCTTTATTACTGGATGAACAAATGACCTTCCAAGACTTTTACTCCCTATACCCCCGCAAAATGGGGCGCAAAGACGCTGAACGGGCATGGAATAGGCTAACCCCTATCCAGCAAAAAGAATGCCTAGAAGCCATGCCTAACTACCTTAAATACTGGAAGATTAAGCAGACCCAAAAAGACTACATCCCGTACCCTGCCTCGTTCTTAAACGCTGAACGCTGGACTGACGAGATTGACCTAGAACCCAATAAAAAGCCCGAACTACCGTGGTACTCCACTGAGGAACTGACCGCCCGTAAAGCGCAGGAAGTCGGATGCCCTGCTTACGCTGGTGAGGCGTGGCAACAATGGCGGGCTAGGATTAGCCAAAAGATTAAACAGATTGAGGAACAGATGTGAAACACACTCCCGATAACTACCTTGTCGAATGGTATATCGGTGTAGCCAAAAGGCGTGGCTGGGATGAAGTAGTACGCCTACTAAAGCAATACCCTGAAGATGAAGAACGAATGAAAACATTGATAAAAAAGAGATTAGGCCATGAGAGAGATTGACCCAAACCGTTGTATAGACTTTATCCTTGATAACGCTGGTAAGTACGCATCTGCCAAGGGTGAGTTAGCCCAGCTAGAAACCTTTAAAAGCAGTCTAAAAGCCATAATGATGCAAAAGTCAGGTGAACAGACCATTGGGGCGCAGGAACGGGAAGCATACGCAAGCCAAGACTACCAAGACTTATGCAAGGCTATTGGGGTAGCGACCGAGAACGCTGAGAAGCTGAAATGGGAACTAGAAGCCGCAAGACTACGCCACGCTACATGGCAGACTTTAGAAGTATCTAACCGTAACCAAGATCGGATATTAAAATGATTGAATTACTCAACGAGTTTCAGGTTCTTAGAACCCTAGTCCGTCACTATGACGATGCCCTAAAAAGCAACAACGCCATACAGATGATGGAGATTGCGGTAGACATTGCAGAATCCGCTGTAAAGCTAGAACAATACAGCGTGGATCATGCCAATGTATCGCAATAAAAGCTTACTGGAGATAGCTAGAAGCTTTCCCTGCACCCATTGCGGGGCTACAGATGGCACAGTGGTTGCCGCACATTCAAATCAATTAAGGGATGGAAAAGGCCGTGGACTCAAAGCACACGATTACAGAATCGCATCACTTTGCTACACCTGTCACACAGAAATCGACCAAGGTGCAACACTTAGCAAAACAGAGAGAGTGGGTAGGTGGGAAGAAGCGCACCGAAAGACGATTGCCCTCTTATTCGAGTCGGGGTTTTTATATACCAAGTTTTGAACAAATGACCCAAGACACCGTGGAATTGTTAAACTCTCTTAATGTTGATTCTAAACCTACCCCTACCCCCATCCGTCAATCATTACTGGGGGAGTCATGGACACAGGCGTTATATCAGCAAGGCAGGAAAAGAGTTCAAAGAAAAAGTTAGCGATTATGTGGTTGAGTGGAAAGTTCCCAAGCTAGGTACTGCCCGCCTAGAAATGCAAGTCACCCTGTACCCTAAAGACAGACGCAAGCAAGATATTGATAACCGAATCAAAGCCCTTTGGGATGCCCTAGCGGATGCTGGTGTATTTGATAACGATGAACAAATTGATGTGTTGATGGTACAGCGTGGCGCAATAAAAAAAGGTGGCGGTTGTCTTGTAGTTATTGATAAAATAGAGGAAACTACACCCATAACATAAGGATTTTTATGGAAAACTGTGCATTATTTGTAGCGACACTACTACATTCTGCGACCAATACCCATTTCTTTCATTGGTCTACCGACAGTTTTTCTAAACACAGCGCACTCGCTGAATACTACGATGGCATTGTAGAACTAACAGATACTTTTGCCGAGTCTTACATGGGTAAGTACGGTAAGTTCACCAGCTTCCCAAGCGTGTACCACCAGCCTAAAGACCCAGTACGCTACATGGAATCTTTACAAAACTTTGTAAAAGATGCCCGCCAAGACTTACCCCAAGACAGCGAACTACAGAACATTATTGATGAGATTGCAGACCTCATTAACACCACCGCTTATAAACTTAAGTTTTTGAAATAATGGACAAAAAAGTTGATTACCAGCAAGCCAATAAATTGGCGCAAATTCTAAGAAATTTAGAGGTTGGTGGTCGGGCTATGGATATTGGTAAGGCTGGTACTTTAATGCAAGGCAGGTTAGGTTATAACTTTCCTTTAGGAGATAACAGCACTTTGGGCGTTGGCGCAACAGGGACAAGTTTTGCGGACAATCGCTTTAACATTCCAGCTACGGTTAATTCTGTAGACCTAAGTTATGGAACACCCGACCAACGCTTGACTTTAGGTTATTACCCCAATAAATCACAGTTTATGGGTCAGCCGATGGGTCAAGGCGGTGTATCGCTAATGTATCGCAAACAATTTGATTAAGGATATTTATGCCACTCGATAAATCAGGTAGCCAAGAATCTGTTGGTAAAAACATTAAAAAACTTAAATCCGAAGGTTATAAAGGCAAACAGGCTACTGCTATCGCCCTAAATGTTGAGCGTGAAAACGCCAAGGGTAGCCGTAAGGCAAAGCTTGAGGATGCCTACGCTAAATACATTGAGGAAAAGGCATGAGTCGTAGGGATGACATTCGTGCGGCAGTAGAAAAGCACGATAAACCCATTCCTAAAACAACAACGGGCAAGGATAAGAATTACCTGCCTACAGAGCAGGGCGCAGGGATGACCGCTAAAGGGCGTGAAGCGTATAACCGTAAGAACAACGCTAACCTGAAAGCCCCAGCACCAAACCCTAAGTCTGAGGCAGACAAGGGCAGGAAGGCATCATTTTGCGCCCGTATGGGTGGTGTAGTCGCTAAAAGCAAGAACGCTGAACGAGCAAAAGCAAGCATGAGGAGATGGAACTGTGGCTAAACAAGGACTATACGCAAACATCCACGCCAAGCGTGAGCGCATCAAGGCTGGATCAGGCGAAAAGATGCGTAAGGTAGGTAGCGAAGGCGCACCATCCGCTAAAGACTTTAAAGAATCTGCTAAGACTGCTAAACCTACACGCAGAGAGATGATTGCTTCTAAGATGAAGGATATGTGATGTTTAAAAAAGAAAAGGTTAAGCCCGAAAACAGCTTACTACAACCCCATAAAGAATCCACGCTAGAGAAACAGCAACGATTGCGTCTAGAGCGCAGGGCTATGCTTGCCAACAAACTGAAAGACATGGATAAAGAAGTCAAATAGTAGTAGAATTAACTTATCTTAATCAACCACTTGGTTAAATATGAAAATTCAAGAAGTCGCTGTAAACAAGCTAATCCCTTATGCCAAAAACAGCCGAACACACAGCGATCAACAGGTCGCACAAATTGCCGCCAGCATTAAAGAGTTTGGTTTTCGCAACCCAATCCTAGTCGATGGGGTAGGCGTTATTGCAGGCCACGGAAGGCTTTTAGCCGCCCAAAAGCTAGGCCTAGACAAAGTTCCAACCATAGACTGCTCAGATATGACAGAAAGCCAAAAGAAGGCTTATATCATTGCAGACAATAAGCTGGCATTAAACGCTGGATGGGATAACGACCTATTAAAGCTTGAGATTGGCGATTTGCAAGAGGAAAACTTCAATATTGACCTTTTGGGCTTTGATGTCTCTGAACTCAACTTCACCGAAGTAGACTATTCAATCCTTGATGATGAGGATGTTAGTAAACAACTATCGGATATGGCAAATGGCGTAAGAAAAGCTATTCAGATTGAGTTTGAACCCGAACATTACGATGAGGCTTTTGAACTGGTCAAGTTTTGGCGGGATGAAAAAGCCTATGTAGGCATGATGCTAATGAACTACTTAAAGGCTGAGAAGGCCAAGCTATGATCCTTAAACAGGGCGAAACGAAGGGTATCAAATACTATTACCGAGAAAGTTTTTCTGACAAAAAGACTTTTGAAGAAGTAATTGGGAACGATACCTATCAGAAAAAAGGGTTCAAAATCCTGCCTAACGAGAACTGGATGGACTGCGGGGGCAATGTAGGGGCGTTTACCTTGCTAGCCTGTTCTAAAAACGCAAATGTAACGGTATACGAACCTGACCCATTTAACTGCGAGATGCTGGAAAAGAATCTAAAACTTAACGGGTTCAAGGCAACCGTAAAGCAGGCCGCACTTGTTCATAACGATACTAAAGAAATCATCCTGTTCATTGGAAACAACAACAATGTATGGCGCAACTCCATTATTAAGAAATGGAATAACAAGGGCATCAAAGTTCCCTGCCTGAACTTCAATGAGGAAGCTAAAAACTTTGACTCCTGCAAGATGGATATAGAGGGCGCAGAAATGCCAATTTTAGAGAATTATTCCCATATATTCAACAAGTTAGTGTTCGAATGGAGTTTTGATATTGACCCCAGTTTGCCTAGATTTTGGGCAATTATTGAAAAACTGCAAAAAGATTACAAGGTAGCACCCGTTGGTAATACTGGTAAGTTCGTCAGCCGTGACTACGATACATGGCAAAAGTCATGGTTTCCTGCTTGTACTAATGTTTACTGCACCCAATGAAAACAGTCGAATTAATCAAAATAGACCACAGCGTAAAGATCGGTGATATTTGCGGTGATATTGAACCCAATATTACTGAAGACACTTTATTCACCGCTGATGGAGTGCCTGTTGGCTTTTACATTAAAGAGATTACAGGAAAGCTAAAACAGCTTGCCGATGTCGCTAACGCAGAACTACTTAGCGATAGAGTGCCTAAGAGTGAAATGAGGCGTTCAAGTGGCCTAAGAGATAGTCAGTTTGAGGTTAAACAGTTCAGCACCATTCTTGGAAGCTGCCCGCCCAAGCCTCACATGAAGCGACCTTATCCAGCTATTTCAAGCGTTCATCAGGTAAAGACAGCCCAAACCTTCATAAAAGCAATGTATTTGCTATGCAAGGAGTCTGAGAACCTTGTCAAAGAGATTACCCCTGAGATATACGAAAGACAAAAGCAAATCATTACTGAAAAAGTGCCGCCAAAGTTTAGGTTTGGAGAACTATTCACCTCAAGCATTAGCAACTTCAACATTCCTGCCCCATTCCATAGGGATGCAGGCAATCTTGAGGGGTGTGTGAATGTCATTATTGCTAAAAAGGTTAATGCTAAAGGTGGGAATACAACTGTTCCTGATTACGGTGCAACGGTAGACAGTAGGGATAACTCTATGCTGGTATACCCAGCTTGGAGAAATGTTCATGGTGTAACCCCTATAAGACCAACCGCAGAAGGTGGATATAGAAATAGCCTAGTGTTCTACCCGCTTAAAGCCTTCAACAATTACTGGGATTAAAACGGAGTTATAAAAATGGCTGGAAAAGGCAGACCCCCGCACAAACCCTCAAAAGAGAGCAGAGAACAAGTCAAACGCTTATCTGCATTGGGTTGCCCGCATGAGGACATAGCTACCCGCTTAAAGATAAGTGCTGATACGCTGGTCAAGTATTACCAAGACGAACTAGATGAAGGCCGTATAGATGCAAACTCAGCTATTGCTGGCACTTTGTTTAATCAGGCAAAGAAGGGCAATACTGCTGCCGCTATCTTTTGGCTAAAGACACGGGCTAGATGGAAAGAAACCCAAGTCAATGAGGTTACTGGCTCAAACGGTAGCGATATAAGAATCACATGGGCAGATGAGTAGCCCTGTAAAGCTGAAATACCGCCCTAGAAGCGTTTTTGAGGACTTTCACACCCGTAAGCAACGCTGGGCTGTTATCGTAGCCCACAGGCGTTGTGGCAAGACTGTAGCCTGTATCAATGATTTGATAGTCAAAGCCCTGCTAGAAAACAAAAAACACGCCCAATACGCTTACATTGCCCCTTTTTACTCACAGGCCAAATCAGTAGCTTGGAGATACTTGGAACGCTTTTCAGAGCCTTTTATGATTAAAGCCAATCAGTCAGAGTTATGGGTTGAATTGGTTAATGGGGCTAGGATTAGACTATTTGGCGCAGATAACCCTGACGCACTTCGAGGCAATTTCTTGGATGGGGTGGTCATGGACGAGATGGCTGATATGAAACCATCCGTATGGGGTGAAATCATAAGGCCGTTACTGGCTGATCGCATCGGCTGGGCTACCTTCATTGGCACTCCGAAAGGCCATAACGCTTTTTATGACATCTTCAACGAAGCCCAAAAGAACCCGAATTGGTATACAAAAGTCCTGCGGGCAGACCAAACCAAACTTTTGCCACAAGCCGAATTAGACGATGCAAGAGCCTCAATGTCTGATAACCAGTATGAACAGGAGTTCCTTTGTAGCTTTGAGGCCGCTATCCTTGGGGCGTATTACGGGCAGGAGATGCGCAGGCTTACAGACCTTGAACGCATTACCTCAGTAGACTATGACCCGATGTTCCCCTGCCATACCGTATGGGATTTGGGTTTCAACGATTCCACGGCAATCATTTGGTTTCAGGTGGTTTACGGTGAAATACGGGTGCTAGATCACCATCGGTCTAACGGTCAAGCCATTCCCTATTACACAGGTTTGCTAGCCCAAAAAGAAGATGAATTCGGATACAAATATGGCTATCACTACCTGCCCCATGACGCTAGGGCTAAAACCTTGGCTAGTGGTGGTAAGAGCATAATTGAACAAATTGCGACAAAAATTGACATAAATAAGCTAAAAATTGTTCCAAACCTATCACTTCAGGATGGAATACAAGCTACAAGACTTGCATTAACCCGTGCTTGGTTCGATAATAAGTGTGACGAATTAATTGAATGTTTGCGCCAATACCAAAGGGAATGGGATGATGATAAGAAAGTATTTAGAGATCGCCCGAAGCACGATTGGACATCACACTCTAGCGATGCGATGCGCTATTTATCAATCGTTTGGAAAGATGAAGATAGCCCTATCCTCAAAGATACAAGGGTTAAAGGCGTATCTGTCGGGGAAAACGAAGTAACCCTAAACGAATTGTGGAAGCAAACACCTAAATCAACTTACAGGAGAATTTAATATGACAGCCGCTAACGCAACCTTTGCATTACCCTACGAACATGTAGCCGCTTCACAAACAGGTCAAGTATTAGGCGCAACTGGTGCTACAGGTGATTATTTGCACCGTTTAGTTATTACTGTATCCGCTACAGCTACTTCTACTGTAAGCCTGTTAGACAATACTACATCTCATGTATTAGTAGCCGCCAATACTGCAATCGGTGTTTATTCCATTGAAATAAATACTTTTTCTAAAAATGGTGCTTGGAAAGTAACTACGGGTGCTGGTGCTGAAGTTATAGCAATGGGTAACTTTACCTAAGGATTAACATGGATCACACCTACGAAAATTGGTATAACACCATAGCAGGGTACGAAAGAGCGTACAAGGAATGGGAAAGCAGAACTGACCGCATCATCAAGCGTTATCGTGATGACAGCCGTACTAGGAATAACCCTAACGCACGATTCAATATCCTTTGGTCAAATGTCCAAACGATTACCCCAGCAATCTTTGCCCGTCTACCAAGACCCGATGTAAGCCGTAGGTTCAGAGATAACGATCCTGTAGCACGGGTGGCATCGATGATGCTTGAACGGGCATTGGACTATGAGATTACCCATTACGGTGACTATAAGTCTGCCATGAGTCAGTCGGTATTAGACCGCTTACTGGGTGGGCGTGGTACATCGTGGGTACGCTACGAACCACACATTGCTGGTGAAGCTGGCGGTATGGCTGAAGGTATGCCCGAAGATGGACTACAGGTAACCGAGGACACAGACGAAGCCGAAACCGAAGGCGGTATCTACCGTGAGGATCAGGAACGCATTGAATACGAATGTGCGCCATGCGACTATGTTTATTGGCGTGACTTCGGTCACACAATTGCCCGCACATGGCAAGAGGTAACTGCTGTATGGCGTAAGGTCTACATGGAACGCCCTGCTTTGGTCGAGCGTTTTGGTGAGGAATTGGGTAACAAGATACCCCTAGACACAAAACCTGAAACTTCTAAAACTTTCAACGAGAAGATGGGTGAGGGCGCATCCGAAGCCGTTATCTATGAGATTTGGGATAAGACATCGGGCGAGGTGCTTTGGATTTCTAAGTCATTAGGAAAGATACTCGATACACGCCCTGACCCGCTAAAGCTTGAGAACTTTTGGCCCTGCCCGAAACCTCTGTACGCCACACTGACTACAGACAAGCTAGAGCCGATTCCTGACTTTGTTCTATACCAAGACCAAGCCAAGCAGTTAGACACGCTGGCTGACCGTATAGATGGCTTCATTAACGCCCTGAAAGTACGGGGTGTCTATGACGCATCCGAACCAAGTCTTGCCCGCCTGTTCTCCGAGGGTGAGAACAATACCCTAATCCCTGTCAAGAACTATGCCGCCTTCAGTGAGAAGGGTGGAATGATGGGGGCTATTAACCTTGTGGATATTGCCCCAATAGCTAGTGCCTTGCAGATGTCGTATCAGGCAATGGATCAGGTCAAGAACCAAATCTACGAGATTATGGGTATCGCTGATATTCAGCGTGGACAGACAGACCCAAGCGAAACCCTTGGCGCACAGATTATCAAGTCCAACAATGCGGCAGGTCGATTAAAGACTATGCAACACGCTGTCGTAGACTTTGCTACAGAACTCTTGAGCATCAAGGCGCAGATTATCTGCAACCACTTTACCGATGACACTATCGTTAAGATCAGTGGTGCAATGCAACTAAGCCCACAGGATCAGCAATTAATCCCACAAGCTTTAGCCTTATTGCGTAACGAATCCGCTAAGAACTTCCGTGTTGAGGTGACCAGCGACTCGATGATATTCCAAGACGAACAGCAGGAAAAGGCTGACCGTCTAGAGTTCCTATCCGCTATGAGTGGGTTCTTATCGCAAGCAGTACCAGCGGCACAAGCTACCCCCGAACTTACCCCTATGTTGGTCGAGATGCTGAAGTTTGGTGTGACCGCATTTAAGGCTGGTAAAGGCTTAGAGGGCATGATTGACGAAACCGCTGACAAGTTCCGTGAGCAAGCAAAGATGGCAGAAGGACAACCCAAACCACCTAGCCCTGAACAGCAGAAGATGCAGATGCAAATGCAGATTGAGCAAGCCAAGATACAGGCTAAACAAGCCGAAATGCAGATGCAGTTACAGATTGACCAGCAAAAGATGCAGATGCAGATGGAACTGGAGAAGGCTAAACAGGAGTACCAAGCCCAAGAGAATCAGCTTAAATTCCAACTGGAAGAACAGCGTAACGCTATGGATCGGGAGATGGAACTGAAGGTCGCTCAGATGAAGATGCACACCGAGCGCAATACTCAGGTCTTACTCGCCCACATCAACAACGGGGCTAAGATTGAGGTAGCCCGTATCGGTGCGGATGAGTCCAGCGGTGAACAGGCTTACATGACCGAGATGGATATGGCTAAGTCAATGGAACACCCATTACAGCCAATTGCTGACGCTATAAGCATGAGCAACCAACAGATGACCTTGGCATTGGGTGACCTAGTTAACACCATCAACGAAAACCATAACCGACCCAAGCAGGTAGTACGAGGACAAGACGGTAAAATTATCGGAGTTCAGTAATGCCTATAACAGTTAAGCATAGTAAGACTTCAGCAATACCTGACGCTGGGGATTCAACCCTAGTACAGCCATCCGATTGGAATGCTGACCATACCCTTACTGGCCTTGGCACGATGGCAGAACAGAATGCCAATAATGTAGCGATTACGGGTGGAACAATCAGCGGGGTAACTATTCCTGCATCCAATGTCACAGGTACGCTACAGGTTAACCAAGGCGGTACAGGTGCTACAACCCTAACTGGTTATGTCAAGGGCGCAGGAACTACAGCCTTAACCGCATCCTCGACCATTCCCAATACAGACATTACGGGACTAGGCACGGCATCGACTAGGAATGCTGGATCGGCTAACGGTGTTGCTACCCTAGACGCTGGCGGTAAAGTACCTGTAAGCGAACTTCCTGCCGCAGTCTTAGGCGCACTTAGCTATCAAGGAACATGGAATGCAAGCACTAACACCCCTACTCTTACTTCCTCTACTGGTACTAAAGGTTATTACTATGTTGTCAGCGTTGCTGGTAATACT